TCTTCATCTTTTTCTATTTCTTCTTTTGTTCGCCTTTTAGATTGTCTTGCTCTTACTTCTCTTGCTTGTTCTGGGTTTTCCCTTTCAAATTCTTCATATCTTTTCTCTATCTCAATCTTATCTCTTTTCCATTTTGGTAGATTAGGGTCGTTCTCATCCCAATCTTTCCAACTACTTCGTCCTTGCCCCACTGCTCGGTTTGCCTCATTGATACCAATTCTCGTTCCTATCTCCAATGGTTTCTCAAACGGTTTCAACTCTGGAACTATGGTTGTCAATGCCTTTATTCCTACCTTTTGAACTATCGGGTTCTTTGCTACTTTCAATATTTTCTTTCCAGCATTCTTTACAAAATTATCCACTTTCTGTAACCACTTTGGTTTCTTACCTCCCTTCATTTGATGAATATTTGCCGACTGAATATGCTGTTGTTGTTCTACTGGATGGAGAGAGTAGAATTGCTCTTGGGTAATTGGTCTATAAGGTTTGATTGTGTTTATTGGGTCTTCTGGTCTATAAGGGTTTTTATGAAATATTTTTTGTTCGTGTTCTTTTTCCCAACCTTCGGGCATTACTGCTGGTTTGAAAAGGCGTTCTGTGCTTCCTCCTTTTCCATTCGTTCTTCTCTTTCCCACTATTTCCCAATCTGGGTCCTCTTCCACCAATTCCCAATCATCCTCTATCTCTCTCGGTATGCGTATCTGTGGATTTTCAACACCGTTTATTATCTGCTGTCTCACTCTCTCCACCTCTTCTATGAACCTCTGCTGAACTTGCTGTCCGTATTGTCTCAAATCTATCCCGTTTTCTCGTAAAAAGTCCAACGCTATTGTTATTGCCCTCTCTCGTATTCTTCCACGCACATATCCTATCAAAGCATTCACCAGTATCCGTCCAACTCCCGCCATCATTCCTCCCTTTGGTTTATTCTTTGACCCCTTTGGTCTTCCTCGTCTTTTCTTTGGTGCTGGTTCCGTAAAATCCTTTGCTGTCATTCCAAAAGTTCTAGGTCTTCCTCTGCTTCTCTTTGGTGGGGGCAATGGTGCCTTTTCTGGTTCCAACAAGAAATCCTCTCCCGTTATTCCAATCTTCGGTTTGTTCTTACTGCCTTTTAGTCTCCCACTTCCTCTTACTTCATCTATGGTTATTCCTATTACTTTATCCTTGTTCTTTGCTCCTTTTGGTCTTCCTCTGCTCTTCTTTGGTTGTTCTTGTTCTACAACCGCCTTTCTAGGTCTCCCTCTCTTTTCCACATAAGAAGGGTTATGGTATGTTGCTTTACACCTTTTATCCGTCAAAGCACAACCATAGGACATATTGTGGTCGTTAGCAAACTTTTTGATGTGTTCTACCCACCGATTTACCATTCTTTTCGTTATACTATACCAAGATAAAATATTCTGGTAATATATATGTCTAATCAATTTGAAATCAACCGCCAAAAAGATAAACTGCTAAACACCTACAAGAAACAACTTGCTTATATGGTAAGCGATGATGATTTCCAATTAATGCTCGGTCCCTCTGCGAACCACAAAATTATGAAATATAGCGAATTGGGTAATTACCAGTCTCTGGACCAACTCCTCCCAGAAAAAAAAGATTATCGCATCGTTCTCACAGAGACTAAACCCAACTCGGGACATTGGTGCCTTCTCTCTAAATATCCTTCCAAAGAGGGCATTGTTTATGAATGGTTTGACCCCTACGGAATGCGTCCCGACGGCGAACTCTCCTTTGTTTCTTCTGTGATGAAGCGTATTTTAGGAGAAGACAAACATATTCTCTCTAAACTTTTAGAGGATGCTAAATCGGGAGGAGCAAGGGACACCTACAACCGAAAAAAATTACAAATCCTCGCTGACAATATCTCCACTTGCGGTCGCTGGTCTATGTTGAGGGCAAAGATGCTGGAAATGGGTTACTCCCTTGATGACTTTTTGGACTTTATGGAAAAAGCAAAGGAAACCTACAATGTTCCCTATGATATTCTTGCGGTGGATTTTACCCCCGATTTCACCCAGAAATCCGTGTAAATATAATAGGCGTATATTAGGTAGAAACCCCGAGACCCATAAATGGACCCGATGTCCCAAATTTCTGCGAGTTTGGGTATTTTCCTATAAGGGGGAGGTTCCATAGAGGACTTTACTGGATTTCGTGGTTTTTTGGGACATTGGGTCCATTCTTGGGATTGTGTATGTGTCAATATTATTTAGGAAATTATATTGACACCGACAGCAATGAAAAAAGGAATGGAACCTTTTATCAGTAATTAGTTACAAATTATGTGTCTATGCTACTCTAAATCTACGCTACAAATATCTCTACTTTTTGATAACATCATAAACAAACTTGTAAGAAATTGATGGATAATAATATTCGTCGTCATATTGTCTTGAAATATAATCCAGTGTTCCGTCAAAATTATTACGATAATAAATAAGTATTTCTTTATAATCCTCTTCGTCCGCCATATGTATCGCTTTTTCCATAAAAGAATTATACCCTAAAATAATATCTTCAACCCATAACTCAACTAGTTTTTCTAATTCTTCTTTATAGAGATTACTGGTAGAGCATTCAATCCAGTATTTATATGGTGCGGATAATTCAAATTGTTCTTTTGTTCCATACTTTTTAAAATAACTTTCACTATCTTCATATCCTCTCACAACTTTTGTTTTATAAACTTGTTCTAACATAATCTCACTACTCTTTCTTATGTAATCCATTAATGTATTCATTCTTAAAATATAACTGGTTTATGCGTTCAAACTAACTCTTATTTTCCAAATCAATTTTTTACAAAATCTATTTCACTTTTTTTTTAATCATTATAACAATCTAAAAAACCAATTCAATTTTTTCACTGTTCTAGGTAATACCAAAAACCATAAAAAGTTATTTTAATCTCTCCACCGCAATATCGTATAATTCTTTATTTAGTTCAATACCAATAAACTTCCTATTGAGATTTTTACAAGCAAGTCCAGTAGAACCAGTATTCATCGTAGGGTCTAAAATAGTGTCGCCTTCATTAGAAAAGTATTTTATTAGTTTCTCAATAAGTTCAGTCGGTTTTAGTTGTTGATATTTATTACTACAAAAAGACAAATTACTACATTCAATAATAGACAAGGGTATATTTTCTTCTTCTATTTTTATTACAGATAAAGGTAGTTTAGGTTCATAAGAAGGTAATCCAGTAGATTTAGTAGTTGTAATTTTATTTGTAGTTTTATTAAACCTATTATCATTAACAAAGGTTTTACAACCTATAAGTTTTTTATGGTATTGTAGGTAATTATAAACTGGTGCTTTTTTATAAAATACAAGTATATTCTCGTGTGCTGTTCCAAATCTACTACTGGTTAATAGTGGATTGCTTAATCTATTTTTCGCCCAAACCATATCATATTTAAACCACGCTTCATTAGACTTTATGATTTCACAAGCAAATCTCATATTACAAAAAAAGAAAAAGGGTGTTCTGTCTTTACCAACTCTTTTCAGTTCAATCCACAATTTATCCAAATCTATTTTCTTATCCCAATCAATAGCAGTAATACCATAAGGTAAATCACAAATAACTAAATCAACTGATTTTGCTGATATTTTCTTCAACTCAACTAAACAATCTCCGTTATATAATTCCATATAGAATAATAAAATAAAAGAACTTTTCAAAATTGACACATACACAATCCCAAATCCGTCCCCCGTGTCCCAAATTTCGCCCAGTTTCACTATTTTCCTTATAGGGGGAGGTTCCATAGAGGACTTTACTGGATTTCGTGGTTTTTTGGGACATTGGGTCCATTCTTGGGTCTCTATCTAATATGGGATATAATATTGATACCCTCCAAAGTGTTGGTAGAAATCCCTACCCGACCCCAGCATCTCCCCTTCTGGTAATCTTTCCAATATTTTCTGTGAGTGTTCTGCGAGTGGATTGGAGGTCTCTGCTTTCACCACCTTTTCTTTGCTCTTGGGGTCCGTCTTTTTTTTCCCGAAGATTGTCCCAAACAAACCTTTGGAAGCAACACTCTTGGCGGTATCAAAGGCAGTGCTGACTGGGTCTGCCGAAGACCTTACCACATATTCGTTTGCCCGCTCCTTCTCCCCTCTTCTTGCTGGATTTACCGAGATGACCTCCTTTACATTCTTCCCCAAATCCCGTCCATAAATTGCTCCTTGTGAATGGGTGATTTGCGAGATATTCTTTGCTCCATATTTCGCCTCTGCTTGTTGCTGGACTTTCTCTGCTTCTTTGTATCGCTTTGTCATCTTATGGGTTCCAGTAGCATACGCCAGATTGTTCCCCCAGTCACTCAATTCCTTTGTTCCCCTATTTACTAAAATAGTCTGTCCAGTCTGTGGGTTGTGATACACTCGGGCAGTGGTTGCCGAGACAGAAGGGTCATAGATGAAATCCCCGATTTTCTGGGGTGGGTTGTCTTGATAAGATGCTGTGATGAACTCTTGGGTTAGTTTCGCACTTACTGCTCCGCCTTTTACTCTCGGCATTCTATACATTATGCCGATATTTTATTTCAAACGGGTAAATAAGCGTCTATGGATAAAAGCACAGACTTTGCGTTCATCCACTAAATTACCACTGCTATCCGTGCGGTCCATTCTTCCACCCATTCGCATCTCTATACCATTCCCCACATCCTCCCTCTTAAACTCATAAAAAAACAATCCGTCGGTGAAGGACATTACAATCACATACTTACGGTCTGCCTTTAAAGCATCGTCAATCTTATTTTGTCCCAACATATAATCGGTAAAATCGGTGCTTTTACACTTGCGGGATTTCTGTTCTATGTAGTAATTTTTGTTTTGGAAATCTCTTACACAAAATTTCCCCTTTGTTTTCTCTAAATCTTCGCCAAACATTCTCTTCAAAATCGGCAAGTTGTCCTTTTCGTTCTTTTCTCCAAATGCTAAATCGGCAGTTTTCACAGATACTCCTTTCATTGCTATACATTCAATAAACACATAATTTTTTTCAATATAACGCAATAATGAAAAAAAGGAATAAACCTTTTTCCGTTAATTAATTACAAGACAATCTATTCTACTCTAAATCTACTCTTCTTCTGGTTCTCTTAAAACATATTCTCTAAATCCTCGTCCCATTCAACCTCGTCTGGGATTTTGTGAGGTTCCTCTTCCTCTTCCTCTTCCTCTTCCTCTTCGTCTTCATCCTCGTCCAAATCCTCCATCTCGTCAAGGTAGTAGAACATATCATCCATCTCGTCAAAGTAGTAGAACATATCATAATGTCTGTCAAGGTCAAACTTCTTTTCCATTATTTTGTCAATATCTACCCAAGCAGTTACAAGCATCTTATTATTGCCCTTAATTTTCAAAGTTTCTACTGTTAGTAACCCATATTCCTCTGGGTCGTCCGCATAGGGTTTCAGTTCATTGTAGGTGAGTTCATCCCCAAAGATTTTACAGATGGTAGAATACTGGATGTTTCCGTAGTGGTGAGTATGGATTTTGTATTCATCTTCCAATTCCTTTCCCTCCCGTGTGGTTTCCTTTTCACACTTTTCACAATGGTTTGATAGGGTTACTTTGTTTGCTGACATTCTCGTTTGTTCGTTCGGTTTTGTTTTGTTTTGTTTTAATCGATATTTAGTTAATTTATGCCTTCCAAACTACTTCCAAAAAACAAATCAATTTTTTGACTGTTCTAGGTATTACCGAAAAATAGGTATAGGTATTACCTAGAACAGTGAAAAAATTGATTTGTTTTTTGGAAGTAGTTTGGAACCCACAAACCATAATATTTTATTGATATATTGTAAGAATGATGAATGTAAATACCAGAGAACTTGCGGAAATTATGTTCGCAAAAAAGTCTTCCGTTGAGAGAAAAAAATGTTGCGATGATGAAGAGTGTATTCCTAAAATCTTTCAAGAAACTTATGTTACTACCCCTATTATAGTTGATGATATGGAATGTGATTGTAGAATTGAGATTTGTTCTAATAGTTTTGATGTGCGTTTGGAAACAAAATCTGTAAGCGATGAAGAAGGTGATTGCTACAATCTATTTAGTTTCTTCAAACATAATTGTTATGAAGAAAATTTGAGTGTGGAGAGAATAGAAAGTGATTTGAATGCCTCTATGGAGATTTTGAAAAAAATAAAGTTTGACAGAATGATTGGAAGATTTTACAGCGAAGAAGTTTTCAAAGAAATGAACGCTGTTCGTAATGCCTTTGGTGATTTACACCCAGACAACAAAAAAAAGGATAAATGCTATGTTTGTCTTAATGACACCCTTTCCAAGACCAGTTGCCGTCACGCTATTTGTGTTGCTTGTTTTGACGGTTGTTTGGATAAAGCAGAGGAAGGGGTCTTTGAATGCGGTATTTGTAGAAAGCAACTTGAATGTGAGGATTTTGTTAGAAGTAGATAGATTTTGTAACTAATTACTGGGAAAAGGTTTTATTCCTTTTTTCACGGTGTCAATATAATATAGGATATCATATAGAGACCCAAATCCGTCCCCCGTGTCCCAAATTTCGCCCATTTTGACTATTTTCCTTATAGGGAGGGGGTCCATAGAGAACTTTACCCAAAATCGTGGTTTTTTGGGACATAGGGTCCATTCTTGGGATTGCCTCTTTCTCAATATTATTTAGGATATACAATAGACTGCGAAAAAAAAGGAATGAAACCTCTTTTCCGTTAATTAATTACAAATTATGTTCTATGCTAACTAAACTAAATCCAGTCCCTAATCTACTTCTTACCAACTTTGGATTATTCTTTTTTTTTCTTCTTCTTTGAGTATGGTTACTTTACTAATTCGGTCTTCATCAATATAACAGTGAATAGTAGGACTTCTTTTTTTTTGCGAGTGATTGTTAAGATACACATTGAAATGGGTTGTTCCTTCATCATTGATGTGAATAGGTTTCAATACACAGATACAATCATAATCGCCTTCTTCACGCATTTCGGCAAGTTTTTTGTTGGAATAAACCAACTGGCGAACGAATAACTTTTCACCCATACTAAATTCTTCTTTTGTGTTGAAACTAATTCTTGTAGGATAGTTCTTTTTCTGGTTCTTTTCCTTTAACATTTGTTCCTTTTCATTCTGTAATTGGACTACTCTTTGTTTGAGATTAGAATTCTCATTCGCAAAGTGGTCTCTCATTCCTTGGAGACTCATTTGTATTTTTTCATTCTCTTCTTGTAGTTGGACCACTCTTTGTTTAAGAATTTTACTCTCATTCACATAGTGGTCTCTCATTCCTACAACAGACATTTGGACTTGACTCATCAAGGTTTGTTCTATGATTGAGTATTCGGTTTCCATTTCGGCGTTTTCAATATACATTCAGTGATTTTATGCCTTCCAACAATTCCCCAAAATCCAAATCAATTTTTTCACTGTTCTAGGTAATACCAAAAACCATAAATTTCGGTATTACCTACAAAATACAAAAAATTGATTTGGATTTAGGCAATTGTTCTAGGAGTATAAAACCCCTACTTAGAAAAAAAAAAGTGAAATAAATAATTCGCCAAAAACTACTTAAATATAATATCGTATATCATATATAACCAGAGAATGTTGAATTTAGAGATAACACCCCAAAAGTCGGTATTGGATGGAATAACTTTGTATGAACCAGCAGACCATTCCATAATGGATAAACTGATAAACTCTTCGCTCTCCAATGAAAAGGGAAAGAATATGGACCAGTTTGAGAATGAAAAGAAGAAACTGACATCCTACAAAGCAAGTCTTGTAAATGGACTTTACAAGGTCCAGTATAACAAGAAAAAGGGAAATCCGTATGGGCGATGTAACCCGTTTGTGGGTCTCCACACCATTCACCGACCATTGAGACATTCCCTTGTAGGTCATAAGATGGAGGACATTGATATTGAGAACGCACACCCTACTATGCTCTTACAACTTCTTCAAGCAAACAAAATCCCGTGTCCGCTTTTGGAGGATTATGTGAATAACCGCCAACAGTGGTTCAATCTGGTTTTGTCCCACTGGAAAGTAAAGGAATTGTTGAGCGAGGTTAGCAGTGAGGAAACCCGCAAAATCCTACTCAAAGAAATCCCAAAAGGTCTTTTCATTCAAATCTGTTTTGGAGGAGGGGTAAAGTCTTGGATGGAAAAGTGGGACAAAATCAAAATCAAGGTGAAGAATGCGAAGAATGAGTTGGTGGATGCGACTTTTCAAGGGATAGACCAGAATATCAAACCATCGCAAGTCATCTATGATTTCATTGCCGAAATTAGAGGTCACCAGAGACTGATTGCGGAAAAGAACCCTCATCTTGTAGAGATTGTCCGCCAATTGAAAACGGAAAAGGAGACAAAGGAAAAGAACCTCGCCAACAAAACGGTGTTTAGAGACAAAAACGGCGAATTTGTCAATATCAACGGTTCCGTCTGTTCCCACTTTCTCCAAGAGTATGAGGTGCGTATTCTGGAAGTAATGTTCCTCTACTGCTGTGCGAACAACTATGTGAAAAACGAGGTCTGTGTTCTCTGTGCGGATGGTATGATGATTTTGAAAGAAAACTACAAACCGTCTTTACTCACCGAACTCACGGAAATAGTCCAAGAGAAACTGGGGTTCCGTCTGCGTTTCACAAACAAAAAGATGGAAGAGGGTTACGATGAAGAGACGATTAATGCGAATATGGTATTTACCCTATGGACGCACGATTTCAACTCGGGACCCATCTGTGATTATTTGAAAATGATGTTCCCTAACAAATTCTTGTATGTCCGTGACACACTCTACACCTACAATGGTGTGTATTGGAAGGAGATTGAGGACAAGAACTACTCGGCACTTCATAATTTCTTGGATATCCAGTTCAAGACACACTTGCTCTTTCAATGTGGAAGAGTGAATGACAGACTGAATAGCGAGTTGTCCTCTCTTGGAAACGCAGAAACCGAAGAACTGAAAGCACAGAAGAAGATGATAGAGGCGGATATACAGAAACTCTCCAAATTCCAGCATTCCATCATCACCCGTCTTTCCACTTATAATTGCCGTGTGGAAATTGTGAAAGATGCGGTAATCAAACTGACGGACAATAGTATTTGTATGGATGAAAACCCGTTCTTGTTTGCTTTCAATAACAAAATCTATGACCTTCAACGGGGTGCTTTTGTGGAACCGCACTACACCCAATATATCAGTTTCACTGCGGGTTGGAATTGGAGCGATTACTACAACCAGAAATTGGTAAAGGAATTGGAAGATATCCTCACCAGCATTCTACCCAACAAAGAAGTGCGAGAATACTATTTGATGATACTTGCTACTGGAATGTATGGTGCGTTGATTGAAAACCTCTTTATCGCACAAGGGTGTGGTGGTAACGGGAAATCGCTGATTAACGAACTCTACCAATCTGCTCTGGGTAAATACTCTTACAAACTGCCTTCTTCGGTTCTTCTCAATCCTTTGAAAGACGGAGGAAATCCAGAGGTCGCCAGTGCCTCTTGTAAAAGGGGTGTGATTGCGGACGAACCAGACGCTTCCAAACGCATCTGTTCTGCGACCGTCAAAGCATTAACGGGTGCGTCCAGATTGACTGCCCGAAAACTCCATTCCAATAATGTAGAGGTCTTGTTGTTATTGACACTGATTTTGGAGTGTAACACACTTCCCAAATTGGACGAGATACTCCAAGCATTAGTAAGACGCATACGGGTTATTCCTTTCAATGGGGTTTTCATAGACAAGGAAAAGTATGATGTGATGACACCAGAAGAGAGAAAAGAAAAGGGGGTGAGTGGAGCAATCAATCCGTATTTCAAGACCACCGAATTCAAAGAGAAATACAGACAAGCATTGGTGGTGTTGATGATGAGACAGTTTGAGAGATACAAGGAAAACGGGTTCAACTTTCCAAAGGAACCGAGCGAGGTGCTGTATGCTACCAAAGACTATATGTTGGCGAGTGATGATGTGGCGGGTTGGTTTCTCGCCACCTACAAACCAGACGGTAAAGAAGAAGGACAGAAGAATGTGATTTTTGTGGATGATATCTACAAGAAATTCAAGATGAGCGAGTTTTGGTATTCATCGCCAAAGACCTACCAGAACCAAATGACCCAAAAGAACTTTTACAATCTTGTGGAAAACAGTGTCAATTTGAGACAGAACATTATTGTGAGAGACAAACGATTTCAAGGGGTAAAATACAAGAAATTAGCAGTCTGGGGATTTACAGAAAAGACAGCAGAGGATATGAATGAGGATTTTGAAGACTATGAAAGTGGTGACGAAGAAGAGTGCGAGGACGACGAAGAGACCACCGAAGAAGAAGAAGAGGAAGAAGAGGTCAAGGTTCCTAACCCTAACCCTAACCCTAACCCAATGACCCCTCCTCCTATGCCTATGATTAGAAGAGTAGTAAAGTAGATTTGTAGATAATTTAGTATATCATATTTGTAACAGAGGTAATTACCTTTTTTATTGTTGTAAATATGATATAGGATATCATATAGAGACCCAAGAATGGACCCAATGTCCCAAAAAACCACGATTTTTGGTAAAGTTCTCTATGGACCCCCTCCCTTATAGGAAAATAGTCAAAATGGACGAAATCTGGGACATTGGGTCCATTCTTGGGATTGTCTATTGTCAATATAATATCCTAAATAATATTCTCCTTTCAATATAATAGACATATATTAGATACAGTCCCAATTCTGTCCCCTATGTCCCAAAAAACCACGATTTTGGGTAAAGTTCTCTATGGAACCTCCCCCTTATAGGAAAATAGTGAAACTGGACGAAATCTGGGACACGGGGGACGGATTTGGGTCTCTGGGAGGTTCTATCTAATATATGCCTATTATATTGACAATCCCAATTCTGTCCCCTATGTCCCAAAAATCCACCAAAATGGGTAAAATCCTCTATGCCCCCTCCCCCTTATAGGAAAATAGTCAAAATCGCAGAAATTTGGGACACGGGGGACGGATTTGGGTCTCTGGGAGGTTCTATCTAATATATGCCTATTATATTGACAGTCCCAATTCTGTCCCCTATGTCCCAAAAAACCACGAAATCCAGTAAAATCCTCTATGGAACCTCCCCCTATAAGGAAAATAGTGAAACTGGGCGAAATTTGGGACACGAGGGACGGATTTGGGACTCTATATGATATCCTATATTATATTGACAACACCACCCGAGAATAAAATATAGGGAGATAGTATAATGAGTGCTGTAAATACGGATAGTGAATGGACGGATGATATTGAAAGTCTGTTGGAAAAGTTGAGAACGAATTGCGTGATACTACAAAAGGCACACAAGCAGAAATACCATACCTATAAACACAGATTATCCTATTTTAGAGTGCCTATAATAATTATGAGTGGTTGTAACAGCGTTTTGTCCGTGTCATTACAAAAATACATCTCTCAATCTAACACCAGTATTATTACTTGTATTATCTCTTTACTTGTAGGATTGATAGGTTCGGTGGAACTTTTTTTATCCATCCAAGCAACTATGGAGGTAGAATTGTCATTAAGTAAAGATTATTATGCTCTTGCTATTACTATTTTTAGAATGCTACAACTCAATAGAAGCAATAGAAGTATTGACCCGAATAGTTTTTTAGACAATTGTTATAGTCAATATGAAAATCTCTATAAGAAGAGCGACCTATTAAAGAAAAAAGTTTTTGATGACCTCATACCTATTAATGTGCTAAAAATACCCAGCACACCAACAAAAAAAGACAATGATAGTGATGTCTAATAAATAATTTGCCAAAACTACTTAAATATAATATACCCATATCATATAAGACAATGATAGAAAACGCAATAGAAATGTTGAATTCGCAAAGTGAGGTTCAAGCACCACCCGCAGTGAATACTGCTGTTGCCTATTACAATAAACATTTAGAAAGAATGAAGGCGTATGTCCGCAATAATGCGGAAGCGAACAAGGCGAGACAAAAGGTTTATTTAGAGAAATTAAAGGCAGAAAATCCAGAGAGATACCAAGAGTTGATAGAGAAGAAGAAGGAGATTTCCAAAGCATATTATGAGCGAAAAAAGGCAGAGAAAAAGGCAGATGCCGAGAAGAAGGAATAGAAATGTAATTCGTTTTTTTTGATTATTTATTATCGCTTTCTATAATAA